CTGGTCTAAATACTCCGGTCTAGTCGTAAGAGTGGCATATCTCTATGAGTTTATCTCAAGTCCTGTAGTACCTACTACAGTTTCTTTGAAGTCTTTGGAAACTGCCATTAAATTACTCGAATTTAACACCGAAAATGTTAGACTTGCATTTTGCGAATCCGTAATTTCAGACGCTAAACTAGTAATTTCCATGTTCCAAAATGGAATAATTAAAAATGGAGATACCATTAACTCAATTTATAAGGCCAGAATGATGCCACCTGAAATCAATTCCCTTACTAAAATAACCGCTATTATAAATGAACTTAAAAAAAGAAATATGATTAAGGTAGAAAAACATAGGAATGAAAAAAAGGTTTTTATAAACCCCAAACTACTGGAATAAAAAAGGGCCTAAAATAGGCCCTAATTTTTACTAACATCATTCCCCTCTTACCCTGTTAGTTAGAACGATGCCAATAAAACTAAAAAAATCAATGTCCCTATAATTAGCATAATCACTCCATGATATAAAGAATCAATCATTTGATTCCTTTTAATTTTTCCCTTGATTCCATAAAAACATCGTAAAATTTATATTGAGGATGTTGAAACTCTTTTCCTAAAATATGCATACTATCTTCGGCATACCCTCTTAAATAGCTTTTAAGATATTCCCTAACCGACCTGGAATTTATTTTCTTATAACCACTAATTTCCATACAGGCAATTGCCCTGGCAATATCATTATCACTCATATTAAGATCAATTCTTATTTTCATTTTATTTCCCTACCATTTGAAGTTTACTAAATTCCAATCAGGCATTTTTACCCGATCCTTTACATCGTTTAAAAACTTGCATTGGTTATGAGTTAAATCATATTTGATCCAATAACCTAAAATCTTTTCCCTGAATAACTCTTTATCAAAATCATATTTTTTTATCATCCTCTCACAATAATTAATTATTTGCTTATCTGTTCTTTTCATCGAATTGTGCCTCTAAATTATCTCTAATTTCTTGATAAAAATTTGCAATGTCCATACAGTCAATTATCATTATTGCTTTATCAATGTTTTTTTTATTTCTTAAAACTCCCATAGATTTTAATTCATTTTTAAGATCTGCTATGGTGTATTGGACAATTATTTTTTCTTTCATTTGTTCCTTTTAACGATTGAATTCGTCCTTTTGTAGTTTATAAATTTCATTTATATCAAAATAAAGTTTATCCCTAAATTTTTGACTCTTTTCTTCAAATCTAAAATCAATATATTCATTTAATGCCGTTGTTAGATCAATGCCTGACGAGCATAAAATCAAAATTTTATCTGGTGGGATCTCCACTTGATAAAATCCAATAAATTTATTATCAGGAAAAAAATCCGCTTGATCCTCTCTCCATTGATTGAAAATCTTATTTTTTTTCATTTTTCAAATCCTTTAGATAAACCAATATGGGACAAAACTCAGGATGGCCATTATCAACCGCATATTGGGCCATCTTAATAACCAAATAGTCTTTATAGGCCAAATCGGCCCCAAATTTTAGGGCATTTTTAACACCAATAAAATCCTCATCCTTAAGGCAGGAAATCATAAATTGATTTTTATCCATCGATATGCCCCTTTTCTTTAACCTCTTTAACCTCTTTGGCCGTCAATTTTCTTATAACATTGCCACCATATAACTCAGCGCCCTCGGTGGCCGTTGCCAAGTCTGAAGCTTCAATAATAAATTGATCCCCGTTTTCAATACATAAATAAAAGCTCACCGGATCACCGCCCTGGCGATAAAATCCATGAGGATCAAAATTAGGCACAATAAAATTAAATTTATTTTCATATCGTCACCTTAATATGATTTAAATAATATCGTCAACAAGATATTAAATAATTCTTGAAGATAACCCGTCGGATAATGCGAAGATAATTAATGTTATTAAAATAATGGTCAACATAACGCCTGTTATACAGCGTTTTAAATATAGCGTCAATAAAATAATGCACATTATCGCATTATTTTTAAATAGTGTATTTTTTATAGGGATTGAAAAAACACCGATCGATCCTTGATCGGTGGAAAACTATTTAATAATAATTGTTATAGGACATTGACAGGCCTTAATGGGCCTTTTAAAAGGTTTTTTGATCTGTTTAGGTGTTTTTGCCTTAATAACCTTCTTGACAGTCTTAACGGCCTGTTTTGAGATCCTTGGCGGTGTGTGGCTGAAGTTGGAGTTGATGGCGATAAAACCACATGAGGGTAGAACAATGAGAGCACAAAAGATCAAAATAGATCCACAAACAATTGATAACGTCCTCATCGTTGTTCTCCAATTTTTAGTTGACCGCGATATTTGCACCTAACATAACTGTTGTCAGCTCGCACAATTAGTCGGTCGCAGTCGGTCCGACCAGGTCCCTTCTTCACTACTACAACAACAGGCGTTGCCGGCGTTTTCTCCACTTGATCAATTTTCTTAGAGCACGCGGTCAATAAGATAAAAATCAAAATACTGTTTTTCACTTGAGTCTCCTTGGTTAAAGTTGACCTTTTTAATATCAAATATCAATGATGCAAGTCAATAAGAGAATTTGATCCTGTCAGGGTTATTGAAAAAAATACCTGTTTTGATCTATAATTGATTTAATGAGCGTTAGGGATCGGTCTATAATAGGTGTTAGTTTTATTTGTACTATAATAATGGAGTTATACGGTGGCCGTATTTCCCGTAAATTGAAAGTATAAATAAAAAATTGACTATATATATAAAAAAAAAATTGATTTTTGCTTTCATTATACGTGAGAAAGGGCCATGTTAGGGTTTGTTTGACATATTTATTTTGTTATATTATTTTTCCTATATGAAAAAAATAAATGAAAGATTATCCGACAAAACCTTTTCAAGGTTATTGGAGATTGAAAAGGAGTTAAGAATCCCAAGGCATCAGGTTCTTGATCACCTGATCATGGAATACGACCATCTGGAATACCTGGACAAACAGGAAAAGAAATACCATGAAAAATATTCCAATCCCCTTGATATAAACAAAATAAAATAGTATTAAAGATATAACACTTTAACAATGGAGATATTATGTTAACATTTTTATTCGCTTCGATTGTAGTCTTGATGCTGTTGGGATCATAACATAACAGAACTAGAACCGTTGGGTATGGCCCCTTTCTTACGGCCACTTTTTTTCTAGGGGATCGCAGACCCTACCCCCACCAAGGGATCGACGCCCCCCCCATCGCGATGGCTTTACCTCCCACCCCCCAATTTTTTCCATTTAAAGTACTTGACCTTTTCCCTCTGTTGCATTAGATTTTAATCTGCTTTAATCTTGAAAATGTAAATGGAAACGGTGGCGGATACGGAACTCGTTACAAGACGGCGACGGAAACAGAAGCAGGAACTAAGTTTACATAAACTCATGGAGTACCGATGAAACTAAAGTTTGTGGATAAGAAAAAACCTAAACAGATTTTCAATTTCAAGGAACCGATTGATATTCCTATTCCCAAATACAAACCGAGGCAGGGTGGGCGTAAAGATATAGTTCCAATACCCAACTACAGACCAAAGTCAGATAGCGATATTAAATTCGCAGGAAACAGATCTCCGATGAACGATAAGAGAGAATCATTCCCAATATACAAATCCGAAACAGGAAATGTGTTCAAGGACATAAAAAAAGCTTTGTACACCAGCGAGGATGTCAGGGCAATTGGTTCTGGCGGAAAGATGAGTGAAGCAGAGGAAAAGAAATTCAAGGAAAATGTTGCAGGGGCAGCGGCGCTGAAAGAGAGAGAAAAGAATATGCCGTCTGCTGTAAAAAAATACAAAGAGAAAAAAGAAACTGCGGCCATACTAGCGGAGGCAGAGGAATCCTTTAAGGGAACTCGCTTCGAAAAGAAGAAGAAATGAGCGCAAAAAAAGTATTGGGTGGGAAAGACGATGAACTAGACCCCAAGAATCAAAAGGGACTAGACCTGCGGGATTTGATTGACAAACTGAAAAGATATAAACCAGAAGAAAAAAGATTGGAACCACAGACTTATGAGAATTGGAAAAAGAATGTGAAGGGAGAGAAACCGTGGATACCCAGAGATCGCTAGAGGAAATTCACGAAGAACTGAAAAAGATAAGCAAGCTGTTATCGAAAACGATTAGGGATAAAAAGCTGATGCCCATGTTCCAGCCACAAGACGACAAGGAAAATATTGAAAGTTTAAATGCGGGTTACATGGCAGAAACTGCGCCGTATGGATATTACAGGACGAACAAGAAATGAGTAGGACAAAAAAACGAACCATAGCTATGATTAGCGACGCTGATGCCAGCAAGATAAAGGCAGGACACGCTGCTGGCATGAGCGAATATAATATGAAAATGCAGGGAGTGATTCCCACAACCGCTACAGATCAAGAGGTTGATGATTTGCTTAGTGGGAAACCTAAGGCAGTAGCGCCTAAGGTAAAGGAAACTCCCAAGACCAGTTTGAAAGATGAGCTTACTGCCAAATATACCAAGATGATTGAAGCTGATAAAAAGAAGAAGGCACAATATGGCGAGCAATAAAACCAAAGAAAGGTCTAGAAAGCTGGCAACCAATTTGATGGATAGTGATGTTGCTGTTGCCATAAGAAGTCTTTACAGTTTAATCCCACAAGGGGAAACCCTGACTGATGAAGAACAAGAACAGGCAGTAGATAGGGAGCAGGCGAAAAAGAATTTGCAGAAATCGCAGGGGAAGAAATGAGAACAAAAAAACGTGCATTTAAATTAGCATCCAAACCTCCTAATCCAAAACCAGGAGTTGAGAACATCAAGTCGCTTAACTCAGGATATATTTCAAAAAAAGCACCGACAGAAAATTACGAGATAAGAAATGGTAAGTATTAAAAACAAATGAGCACCGACACCGACACCATGATCGAAGAACTCTACCTAGCTGGGGTTACAGATCAAGACAATAACAAAAAAGATTTAACTGCCGTGGAGATTGCCAATGAGTTGGCGTTGCCAATACAGAAAGTTCGCCAGGTAATATTCGGCGAAGATGAAACCGGAACATCCCCTGAATGTGCGTATAAGAAAAAACAATTGCTAGGGGATAGGATTCCTGTAAAATCGTTTGTAAAATACAAGGGGCATATATTTCTTAAAGCTCAGGCCACGGCAATGTCTGTCCTACAGCGTGGGTTAGAGGGCCTTGATGCCAAGAAAGATTTATCTATTGCTGACTTGAAAGATATTTCTGCTATAATAGGCACAATAGATAAAATGCAAAGGCTTGAGATGGGGATGCCCACCGATATAGTCAAAAACATGAATCTAAAACCGGAAAGGATTATTGCAATTATTAAGTCCGATCCCATGTATGGAGGAAATAAAGATGGCGACACTACCGATAACCACATTTTGTCTGGAGACAGAGGAACAGAGGGAAGCGAAGTTAAAAACGATGATCGACGAGAAAATGAAAACAATGGCGGAACAGGACGTCTTGAAAAAGAGACTAGCGATAAGACGGGAGCTAATCTTGAGCTATTCTCCAATAGTGGGCAATGAAGCTAAGATTGAAACAGAACTTGAAAAAAGATTTGCAGAAGCACTAAAACTTGCATTGAAAGAAAACCCCAAGCTAACCGCCGAAGAAAAAGAAGCACTTAAAACAACCGTTAGCACCGAACTTGATACCGAAGTTAAGGGATTGTTTAATTGCTCCACCGATATGACCCAACTTGAAATTGAGCAGAGAAAAGCGGCGATTAGAAAAGAAATTGAACTTGAAATAGGTTTATCGTTACATGAGGAAGCAATGATGGTACGGGAAGTGGATATGAGATTCCAAGCAGAAATGCTAGAAAAATGTAGAGCGCCACTATACTGCCAATCAACAACTGCTGCACCAAAGGCAAAATAAATGAGCGACAAAAAAGAAAAACCAGAAGTTAAAATAGTCCCACCTCCGGTAGAAATATCTGAGGTGGCACTCCAACAAATTGCCAATGCAGGGCCACAGGCAATGTGAACACATCACTTGCATACTACGCTTCTGTCCTATCAGATCTCCATGAGACATTTGTACCCCATGCAGGACAGATCATCGTCGGAAAATCCATCTTCTACGACGGATGCTCCTTCGTCTTTGTCCAATGTGGAAGGAAATGGGGCAAGACCGAGCTATGCAAGTACTCACTCTACCGATATGCCATGACCTTCCCAGGATCATCCTGCTACTACTTCGCCCCCTTTTTAAAACAGGCAAAAGAAATTGTATGGGCAAATAAGTCCCTTCAACATTTTCTCCCTGCTGATTTAAGATCAAAGTATGGGATTGAGGAAAACAATTCGGATCTGCGGCTATCGTTTGCGAATGGATCGTTTATCAAGGTGGAGGGTGCTGATAACTATGAGGCGGTAGCTGGTATCAATCCCCATTTCGTCGTACTCGACGAATTAAAAGATATTCAAGATAGTTTCATCGAGGTAATGGAACCAAACCTGCTCGCTCACTCCGCACCCTTGCTCGCAGTAGGATCTCCACCCGATAATTTCGATAATCTTTATTGCAGACTAGCAGATGAATGTAGGAAAGGCGCTCCTAAAAAGGCTTGGTACAAAATGCCAAGCTCAAAGAACCCCCACATCTCAAGGGATTTTCTGGAGGATAAACATCAGGCCCTAATCGCTAGGGGCGAGCCTGAGATATGGCAAAGAGAATATCTTGCCAATATTGTAGTAGGTGGAGCTAAGTTTATTTTCCCCATGATGACGGAAACTTTTATCGACACCGATGAAAATATAAAGGCGGTAATAAATGAAAAACCTAAGCATTTTAATTATTATGTATGTTTTGACCCTGGTACTACTTCTTGTTTTGGCGTATTGATGATTGCCATCAACAAGTACAACAAAAAGGTTTATGCCATCGGGGAGATTTACGAAAAAGATCAAAGCAAGACAACAGGAAAAGAAATTTACAAGAGAGCGCAGGAAATTTGGAGGAATTATAATATATCAGATTCAGCATGGATGAAAGTATATGATTATGCGGCACCTTGGTTTGAAACTGAGGTAGTAATGGAATTTGACGATGCCATCATGCCTTGTGTGAAAGATCTGCGAAAAAAAGAGGAAAAGTTATCCTCGATTAAACAGGTGATGCTTGAAGGAAACTTTATTATTTCCGATAAATGTCCCATGCTTTATTGGGAACTAACCAATTACAGGAAAGACGACAAGGGAAAAATCCCAAAAGAAAATGACCACCTTATCGATTGCCTAAGATATATCTTCAACGCCGATAACTATTTTACCGAAGAAGGCGAGATTCCAGTTTATAGAACAGACAAAAGAGGATTCCCCTTGACACCTCAAGATGTCAGGGGTGATGATGACCTTGATCCGTTTGAAATGATAACAAGTGAATACTATTGGTAGGGCAGCGAATGAAAGGCAAGCTTACAGTACAAATCAGACCCCATAATCATATTAAATTAGTTCTTCCCGATGGGGAGGAAATAACTATCCGATATTTACGCCATGTTGGTTCCTCCACTACAGTAGTGGTAGAGGCCAGCAAGGAAGTTAAGATACGCCGGATTAAGGAGGAATTCGTTGATGTTAATCCACCAATTAATCGCTATTAGCTCTTTGATATTTTCTGTAATTTCGCTACCATTAGCGATAATGGCATTTATCGAGATCAGAGCGATGGCGAAGTCCACCCACAAAATACAGTATGTACCTATAACTGACGGAAAGACAGATGATGGCCAGGCATTTTTAAAAAAGATGTATGCCGATGACGAACAACATCTGTAAGGAGTTTTATGGCAAGTTCTAGTTTTGACGAATTCAATAGCACAGAATCAGTAGGCGATTATGATCAAATTCCTCCTTGGGCATATAGGCGAGATAAGATAGTCAGTTCATCCGGCGCTCAAGCTCCACACCCTGCCACAGATTTAGAATGGTTGAATTTAGCATTCGATGCCCGTGTGAAGATGAGCCAAAGTAGGATGAGCATATATCGCCGGTACATGAATCTGTTTAAAGGAATCCAATGGTCTAACATGGATACCAAGGATGCTTCTCGTACCAACAACGACCAATACGATTCAGGCGCCATCTCGTCATCCAGACGACCTAAGGCCGTAATCAATTTCGTTAATGAAATGCTAGAAAACAAACTTGCGAGTAGAGCTAGGGATAAAGTGGCAATTGCCCTAATTCCACAAACAAACACACAAATTGACATAAACAATGCAAAATCGTGTAAACTATTACTAGATTCTAGGGCAGATGAGATAAACTTAGATGGACTTTTTCTTGAAGGTGATAGAGTTACTTATACATTTGGTCATTCTTTTACGTTCGTCCTTTGGAACAAAGAATTAGGGCCATTCCACCCAGCATACCAAAAGCTAATAGATCAGGGTGTGAAGATTCCTGTCATCGACAAAGGGACAGGGAAATATATTCCCAACAAAAATATCGATAAACCAGTAAGAGTTGGCGACGTTGACGTATTCATAATGGGACCGGACAGGGTCTTTCCACAGCCAACCAAAACAAAATGGAAGGATGTGGATGACCTGTTCTGGATAGAGTGGATGCATATTTCCGAAGCTCAAGCTAGATGGCCACACAAAAAGAAAGACATTAGGCCATCTGATCCAGAAATGGATTTTTATTATGATTACGATTCATCGAGAATAATGGATTACCAAAACTACGTTTGTATCAAGCACTATTACCACAGAAAGACCTCACACGTTTGTGAAGGTGCCTACATAGTGTATGTGAGAGATGCAATTTTATATGAAGGAGATTTCCCTTATGATCATGGCGAGCTACCTTGTGTCCCTGATACTGATATTGATGTGTATGGTGAGCTTTGGGGCCGTTCTTTTATTTCTAATATCGAACAACTGCAAAGACACTTTAATAATATTGCTAGTGGCATTGCTCGGAATCATGGCATTGGATCTGCTCCTAAGTGGATGGTTCCTAAAGGTGCCTGTACGGTTAGCTCCCTAAATAACGATTTTGTAATCGTAGAGTACGCAGGGCCTAGACCACCACAGTTAGTGCAAGCAAACCCAACTGGTGCGGAGATATTTAACTACCAAGACAAATTGGAAGCCTACATCACCAAGATGGCAGGAGTTTACGATATCTCAAGGGGTGAGCCTCCAAAGGGGATTACCGCCAACTCTGCCCTAAGATTCTTAGATGAACAGGAATCTCAAAGAGGGGCAATAGGATCTGCCAAAAGAAAAGAGCGAATCAGAAAAACCTATCGGATGATGCTTGGCTTGATGGCACAATATTACGATGAATCCGACAATAGGACAGTTCATATTCTAGGAAAAGATAACACCTATTTAATAAAGAGCTTGAAAGATGCAAATTTCTCTAAAGTCTATGATATTAAAATTCAAAATACTTCTTCTCTACCTGATACTAAAACTGGAAAAATTTCTGCGATTATTGACCTCAATGCTGTAACTCAGAATGACCCAGTATTCAAGCGGCCAGAGATAGTTCAGATGCTAGAGCTAGGACTAGACGATGCTTACAAAGATCAGGCAACCATAGCCGCAACCGCAGCTAGGTCGGCACTAGATTCTTTGCTTGAAGGGGAAGTGGTTGCCGATCCTGAACTATATGATGACCTTCTTACCTACTACGATATTTTCCTGCGAGCTTTGCAAGAGAGAAGCTACAAGGACAAAACTAATCCTGAGATTAGAAAAAAGATTGAACATTATGTAAAAACATTGGAAATGTTAATGTATGAGAGATCAAGAAGGAATCAATTCTTTGCCCAGAAAATGTCGATGGTTGATACCTTCCCACTATTCTTCACCATCCCACAAGAACCTCAACCGGCAGAGGCCATGATGATGAATCAAGGTATGCAACAACAGTTAGGGGTACCAGGAGGTGCAGAAGGGGCAGGAGCAGCACCACAACCAGGACAACCAGCAGGACAAGCAGAAGCTAACATGGAAGATGCAGGGCCAGCGCCACAACAACAATAGGAGATTTATGGCAGACGATATTTTTGAAGCACAACCAATAACTATACAGGCAGACTCAACGGGAACAGATCGAAATATAGATACCTTCGATAATCCAGTTCCTGTTAATACGGAAACTCCGCAGGCAAAAAATGAACAAAAACCGGATACGGATTCCTTGGAGACTCAGACCGACGATTCCAATAAACCAAAAGAAGAACAAAAAGAAGAAAAAAAAGAAGAAGTCACAGAAGAACCTAAGGCTCCTATTTATTCTAAAAAAGCTATAAAAGCTGTTGATGGGGAGGATTCTTATGAACTTAACCCAGATATGCAACTTCGCCTCAAGAATGGGGACAAATACGACATGGTATCTTTGGCGGATATCAAAGAGAACTACGGAACCGCAATGGAAGTTATTGCTAAGGCCACCGAGTTCGAACAGAAGGAAGCCAGCTTTAGGACTGAATATGAAACTTATCAAAAAGAAAGAAATGAAATAGCCGATCATTTTGGTAAAATAGGTAAACTACTTGATGATCCTGACACCAATCCGTTAGAGGCATTAAATTATCTACTTGACCTGACTGGTCGAAACCGTTATGAATTTAATAAGAAGGTGCTTGAAAAGCAACTTGATGAACTCGATATGTTACAAGGAATGGACGAAGTTGAGAGAGCAAAGTATTTCCTAGAGAAAGAAAATGCTTATCTCAAAGAGAGACAGGAAATTTCTCGAACATCTCTTAAAGAGAAATTGGAAACGGAAAAGTTCATTGACGAAGTAACAAGGCAAAGAGAAGCAAGCGGAGTATCGGAAGATGCATTTGTCGGGGCATACAATGACCTTGTTTCCTTAGGGAATAAGGAAAATGAATTAACCCCAGATCAAGTAATCGCCTACGCTATAAGCCTTCCTGCCGTTTTGAGATCTGAGAGTTTGCTGAAATCAGTAGATTCTTCGCTAATCGACGATGATGAACTCGTACTGCAACTTGCTGGATACCTAAGAGATAATCCGCAACTCCCAGACGAAGAAATCATACGGAATATTGAAGCGGAGTTGGGTAGCCCAAAGCAAGTTAAGCAGCTTAATAAAAAAGTTGCTTACGAGGATAAGAGCGAATATGGATCATCTTCCTCTAAGGCGAAGGATAGCGACGAGTTTGAAACATTCGATGATCTAGGTATTTATGGAAGAACATAAAAGGAGGCCTTAAATGGCACAGTTCAGTTTAACAGAACAAACAAATTTATTTAAAATAAATTATTATAAGAAATCTGAAAATATGTATAACTCTGAGAACGTCCTACAAGGGCGGATTCGCAAGAGATACGATTTTTCAGGTAAAGAAAGATTCGTAGCAACTCCAATGTCATTTTCGGGTGGTGTTGGTTCCGGTACTCTGCCTGTTGCTAACTCTGGTCGATATGAAGGGGCGCATATTTACTCTAAAAAAGTGTATGCCACCTGTGAAATTGAAAGGGAAGCAATCAAAGCATCTATCGGCAACGAAGGTGCATTTGTTAGGGCAACCCAAGAAACTGTTAAGAAAGCAGTTGAATCCTATATGCGAAACGCTTCTAGGATTTTGTTTTCCGATGGGTCTGGTCTTTTAGGCCAGGGACTTGGAACAGCAAACATTACCGGAACCGGAACAGTCGCAACCCCGTGGCTTGTAACCGTGGCCAATTTCAACCAAGCATATTGGGAAGAAAGAGACTACGTTCAACTTGTCACAGGTATAACCGGCGCACCTGGCGTAGGTACTGTTGACACCAACTTGCTTGAAATCGTGGCAGTAAATCCAGCTACCAAAGTTATATCTTTGGTTGGAACATCTGCTGCATTGACAGCATTGCAAGGTGCTCCACTTCCTGCAACTGCTGGATTTGCAATGCAAGGATCGTTCTATAAAGATCCTATGGGATTAGACGGCATCGTTAAAGCGTCGATTCTTGGCACAGGAAATCTTTACGATATTCCTGTTCAACGTCGATGGTCTATGACTGTATCTGATGCTGCTACCGCAGGGATTACAGCAGACCTTATGAATGGGGTTATGCTAGCGATCGAAAGAAAGTTCGGTAAATCCCCAAAAATGATTATGACCGGATATGTCCAATTCCAAAAGATGTTGGCATTGATGGAAGATCAGAAAGTTTACAACCTACCAAATAGAAACATTAAGGGGCAAATGTCGTTCCAAGGTGTAGAGTTTATGTCCACTAGAGGCCCTATTGGGATTTTCGTGGATAGATTCTGCCCAGATGACAGAGTATTCTTCTTAAACGATGACTTCATTGAAGTTCATCACAGACCTGATTTTGGATGGTTTGACGACGATGGTACAGTATTCCTTCGAGTTGCGAATAAAGATAGTTATGATGCCCGTTACGGCGGATATTACGAAAACTATATTACCCCAACTCCGCATGGAGTATTGTATAATCTTGCTTTATGATGTATTCTGAAACTCACATTTGAATGCTCCAAGGTTTAAAATTTAAAGTTCAGAGCAGGCCCTACCGTAAAAAAGTAGGGCTTGTTTTTTTTATCCAACAAATTTACACTATAAAAAACAAACCCTCCCAAGGGATAAACAGGAGAATTAAATGACAATGTCACGAAGAAGATCTCTAGGTACATCACAAATCCAAATGAGAATGATGAACATTTTTGTTCAAGGAACATTCGCCGGAGCAAACATCACTCCGCTTGGATTTGATAGATTAAATGTAAAAACAATCACCAAAGTGTCGCCAGGAATCTATACGATTGTTTTTAAAACTGCTTTCAGAAGAAATGTTCAAGTATTCATACAAAATACAACTACTGCTATAGTGGCACCGACAATTACATCGGCTTCTGCCACCTCAATAACAGTTAGGAATATGACCGCAGCCGCAGATTTTGATTTTAACCTATTGGTTATAGGATCAGAATTTGGATATGACGTAGCAGGTTAATTAACTAGGCACTAAGAAGCCCAAAAGGAGCAGAGGCCATGTCAGCTTTAAAAGGTTTCCCAACATCAGATAAAATTGTTTCCCTAGATCAAGGTGGCGTAAAAAATGATTACGTCACCATTCAACCCACAGGGGGCAAGCGTGTTGCCCTTGATACTGTAAACAGGGGTGTTTATCAGGTAACTGCCGGTCTAATTGTAGCGGCAGGATCGGGTAATGTCCCCGGTGGTGCCCCTAGAATTATCACCACAGTCCCTAATGCGGCCCAGGTGGGGAATTTAATCAGATTTACTGCCGGCGCCCTAACCGGCGTGGAAACTGCGGTTAC